TCAACGAACATATGTTTACCATGACGTTCAATTTGATTTTGAAGTATGGATTGTAGTGTTGTTAATTCTCTTGCTTGTATCGCATAGCCTGGACGAAACAAAACTCTATGAAACTGATCGTCTTCATTAAAGTCATCATAATATGGTGCAACATTTAAGTTTGTAATTTGTGGCATTTTTTAGAACTCAATTATTAATTTAATATCTTCAGTTTGATCAGTACTTCTTGATATTGGTTTTCTATTTTCTAGATATATAATATTTCCACTATCTGGTTGAAGTTCTGGATTTTGATATCCTGTCGTTAGTGTAAGTGTATTTGCATTTGCAAGAGTTACAGTTTCAGTTGTGCTTGATGGAGTAAGTGTAGCACCAGATGTGCTTCCTGTGATTGTGTTTGTTCCACTAAATGCAACGTATCCACTATTTGTTGAACTCGTTCCGTAATTAGAAAATCTCTCTTGTTGATAATAAAGTAAACTTAAATTACTATCCCATTCAACAACTCTTCCTACTGCACCAGTTGATGTTTGTGTGATTACCTCGTCTGCTTCAAATGTTCCAGATGAAGATGAAGCCTTTACAACATAAGTTTGTCTTGCAGTTGTAGAACTTGCGACAGTAGATGTTCCAAATGTTGTTGGGTCAACAACTAAACCTATTTGTCTAAAGTCATTGGATACTGTAATGTCATCACCCTCTGCCTGTGTTAGTGTAACTGCGTTCATAACAAAGTGTCCACCAAGTTCAGTAACAGCATCATTACCATGTCCACCCTTTGGACTAATAATAACATCAACCGCTCCACCTGTTCCACTTCCTATTGTAGTAGAACTACTTAAACTTGAGTCTGAAAATACAGTATCTAAATTAACTGTACCAAAAGTGTATCCAGAACCAGCTGCGTGTATTGTTGTATCCGTTCCAGCAGTTAATCCAAATGATACAAGAGAACCAGATGTTACAGTTATTCTAACAACTGCACCAGATGAAGTTCCTTGACTTGTTCCATCTCCAAACACAGCTGCATAATATGTGCCATCTGTATAACCAGAACCAGCGGTTACAGAAATTGACTCAATCGCACCATCAGTTGCAGCTCCACTTACTGTAGAATCTGTCGATACAGGTATATAATCTGTTGTTGCAAATTTAGCAGCTTCAGATGCAGTTATTTTATACATATATTTTAAAATATATCCACCTAATGCAAAAGCTGAATTTGATTCAGAAGTTGGTTCTGCACCAGAATATGCACTCCCACCATTATTATCTAAAACTTTATATACTCTTAAATCTGAGGTAACAAAGAAAAATGTTGAGTCATAAAGATTTGATGCACCAGATGTTGTTGTGTTTGATGAATTTATATTATGTTCATACATATCATAAGTTGTACCATCTGCAAAATTTCTTCTTGGTATTGCAAAAGTAATATCTGTAGATGCAACTTTCTTTGCAGCCAACATAGAGTCCCACGCATAGTAATGTACTTCTCCAACATCATCTGCTGGTGTTGGTGGAGAACTATCACTACCAGTTGTAGTTGATGTTGTCCACGCCATTGACTTTCCTATGAAAAGATAGTATGTTGATGGTGCAGCTTCAGAAAAAGATTCGTGAAACTGATTTGCGTTATGTTGTCTAAATTTTTCAGTAATTATTGCCGACATATTTTATACCTTTTGTTTTATTTATACAAGTTATCTATACTGTTATACCAGTTGCACCTTCTAAATCGAAATTATCCCCAGCGTTAGTAGATGAACCATCAGTTCCATTTAATACCAACATACCATGACCTACAAAACCATCTATATCATTTATAGTTTCATCTTCAAGTGCGATATCCCCTGTAGCCCTCACTAGTATTTCAGCAGAACGAGTTATTCCCTTTGTGTTTTTTGCACTACTATTTAGTGTTATATTTGCGAGAGGTATTTGACCCTCACTAACAATTTTATTAGTTGACTCAGTTACAATCTTGGTGGTTTCGGTACTTACTAATTCCATTAAAATTCTTTCACCAGCATCACCTTGAGTTGCATCTGAACCATTCAATACCAATCTGTCAAACTCACCCTCATCTTCTAATAAAATAGAAAAGTTTAATTCACCAACAATATCCTCTAATATGATATTCTCATCATTATGTGTAATTATACGTTCCACAACAGCTCTAGTAGAGAAAGCTTCTGCAACTATACTACCAGACCTTTCTATTATAAATCTGTCTAGTTTTCCTGTTTCTTGTAATATATGTTCACCACTATTTGAAGATGAGTCATCTGTTCCATCTAATAATAGTAAACCAAAATTTTCTAAAAGTATACCTGTGTTTTCAACTGCGTTTGCATTATCTTGATCTGTGGCTCCAAGACCAAGATTTTCTCTAAAGATATCTTCAAGTTGTATTATTCCTCCACTCTCAGTTATTATTCTTTGGTTTGCAATATTTCCGTCTTGTGCATCTTCTAATAAAATACCTTGTTTGGCTTCATCTATATCACCCATCTCTAATATGAACTGATCTTGGTCTAGTATATCTGCAAAAGTTATATCTCCTACATCAGATAATTTTAAAGTTCCATCATCATACTCATCCTCTAGTAAAATTCTTTGTTCAATGTTAACAGAAAATCCTGCTGGGAAAGAATGAAACTCAGCCTCTGCAAGAAGAAAATCATCTGATACTCCTGTTTCAAGGAGAACTCTATCTCTAGCTCCTCTAGTTACAGAACTATCATCTTCATTTAATATTCTACTACCATCCTCTGTTAATATGTTACCACCTGTTTCTAATAAAATATGATTTAAATCTTCATCACCCTCAAGTGCAATTTTTGTAATACTTTCATTTAGAGGTATCTCACCATCAGTTAAAAGCAGACCAGTATTAAACACACCAGTTGTATCATTTTCAAGTTGTAAAGCAGATGAACTTCCAAATCTTTTATCAAATGGAGTTTTTGCAAGATACACAAATTTATTTCTTGTAATTCTTGGTGTTGGTTTTGTAACCAACTGTGTATTAATTTCTTTAACAAAACTTCTCTCGGCTGTTCGACTAGGAGCATTAACAGCACTCTCAGATATCATTCTTCCACCACCAACAAAAGGTTCGTTTCTTGTTTCACTTTCAAATAATATTGAGTCACCTGTTTTCAAAAAACCATCTTCAAGTGTGAGAACACTATTGTCTTCCATCAAAATATTTTCGTGTTCATTTTCTAGAGAACCAGATTCTAAATCAAGTTTACTAAGTTCATCAGAACCAATTGTATCTGTTCCGTTTAAAACTAGATACGCAGTATCATAATCATAACCACTTGGTTGTAAACTAGACTCTAATATAATTGAAACATCAGCTGGTGTTGTTGTACCGACAGATGTAGATGTTCCGTCTAATACTAATTTATCTCCACCAATAACACCATTCTCATAAACTATTTGTTCACGATAACTTCCCACCTCATAAGTTTTAGGAGACTCTAATCTTCTTAATATTAACTGGTCAAATATAGTTTCTAGTGCAGAACCAAGTATTGGTGAGAAGTCAGCACTAAATCCAGCCAAGTCAGAACCAGCATCTTTGACGACCACAGAGATTTCACTTGCGATAGACACTTTACCAAATGGTTGAAATCCTGCTGGGTGAACTGCTCGTTTTAATTCATTAATATATGTTGTAAATGCTTCACCGATTTTAACTTCATAAGAATAATCTTGATAATAATATGAGTCTTGTATTCTATTTAAATCCTCACCAATTAAACTTCTTATCCCAGTATACTCACCAGCTGTCGTAGCAGTTGTTGCAACAGAACTTGTCGCAGTTGCAATATCAGCTTTAAATATTGTTGCAGTTGCACCACCAGCATCAGTTATCGTAACATTACTATTACTAAAATCTATGGGGTCTTCATTTATTACATGACCACCATCATCAATATTACCAGTTGCACTTGCATTTAATAATATCTGACCATCACCAGTTTCATCATCTAATAAAAAACCATCATTTGCATCACTAACATCTGTATCAGTTCCATCTAAGACAAGTGTATTACCAACTTCTTCAGATGCAACAATATCACCAGCACCTACAATATCTCCAGCATCATTTTGATATCCATCAAATAATAAAAATGATGTTTCTCTTTCACGATATCTATCAATTCGCAATTTACCATTTTCATTATTAACAGTAGCATTTGGTTCTTCTTGAGAACCTTCTAATAAAATAGTACCACCTACTACTGTGCTGTGAGTTAGACTTTGTGTTCCCTCATTATCTTCTGCCTGTAAAAAAGATGAACCAGTTGAATCATTACCAGATTCTAAAACTATAAAAGCACCTTGATTTGGGCCAGGAGTTGAACCATCTCCTGTATCATCTTGGTCTATAAGAACACGAGATGGTCTGCCAGGAGCTGATGCTTCTAATCTTAATTCACCATTTTCAAAAATATCCTCTAATAATAAATTTTGTATAAAATTTGAACTTCCATCTAATAACACACTATCATTCTCATCATCTATCGTGGTAACAACAGGTGGTGTAATTGCAAATCCACCCATGCCAGAATGATTGACACAATAGTAATATAAGTCTGGAGCTCCAGTTGCAACAACTATTTGAATATAAGCACCAGTAGTTCCTATCTCAACATAAGATGCAGAAGTCGTAACTCCTGTCGTATATGCAGAGCCACTATTATGTGTTCCATCAGATGTTTCTGAAAATCTAAGTTGATGATTTTTAGTGCTTAAAGCATTATAAAGTGAACTGTCTGATAAATCAAAGTAGTAAGTACTACCCTCTTGTAATCTTAGAGTTGGTTGTAAGATACCATCAATAGCAAATACGTTAGCTGTATCATCTACATTTCGAACCATTGTTACATAGAGTCTTTTGAAAACAGGTTGAGTTGTAGAAGTTCCAGTTCCATCAAGAACTATGTTTTCACCATCATCAAAGTCTTGCTCATCTTCTAATAGAATACCACTACTTTGTTCTTGTTGACCTGTTCCCTCTTCTAATTGTATGCCTTCATTAAATGTTCCAGATTGCTCTTGTTCAACTCTGACAACATTTTCAAAATCTACATCAAGAACATTAGTATTAGAATCAAATCCTTTAACTGTTCCAGTATGAGATGTTAGAAGATTACCAGATGCAAAAGTTCCTGTAATATCTTTTAATATAAAATGACTTCTAGGTGTAATGTCTGGTGGATTTGCAAATGAATAATTATATCCAGAGTCAGTAACTTTCAAAGACTCAATAGAACCTATATCCTCTGTAAGTGCTATAAGAGATGCACCAGTTCCAGAGGTTGATGTTATAGATGCAGTAGGTAATTTAGTATAAGCTTTACCACCTTTTCCTACATGAACTTTTTGTATCGAACCAGACTCAGTTGAACTTGCATTTAAATTTTTGAAGGTATCAAACTCTAAAACTATTTGGTCTGTATCTGTGGTGTGTTCATCTGGTATTTCAGCTGTAAGACCAGCCTCTGTTTCAAACTGATGACCAACATCTATAATTGAACTTCCATCTCCATTCACATCATGACCATCCACCAAAAGATATTGTACTGAGTCTCCATAAACTTCTATAACCACATCTTCATCTGGAGCAGTTGTAAAAGTTACTGTAGTTCCACTTGCACTCCAAGTTGTGATTCCAGTTGCAGTATTTACCTCTGGTGTCAAAACATTATCAAGATACAAAGTTAAAGTATCAGTAGTTGTTGAACTTTCTGTTAATGTAAAAGCTGTTGTACTTCCATCTGCTATGAACTTATCACTTTGTGTGGACTCTAATTCTATTTTAAATGGCTCTAGTTGAGTATCAGTAAAGTCTTCTAAAATTATCGTATCTGTTGTGATAGAGGAATTATCAAGAGTCCCAGTTTCCTGTTGGATACCCCCACCAATCATACTTACAAAACCTGTTGCAGCTTCTACGTTAGTATCAGTTGATTGAGCTGTAAATGTAACAACATCACCTACCTCGTATAAAGTTCCACCACTATCAACTTCAACTCCACTCACAGAACCAGAAGTTATTGTGTCAACAATTACTGAAGCAAAACCATTGCCAATATTTTCTACTGTTACATCTTCACCACTTGAATGAAGTATTCCATCATTCACAACAGCAGTGCTTGAGAGTATAGAAGTAACTGTAAATTTAATTTCAACATCTCTAGTTGTTGAGGTTGCAGTAACAACTTCACCATCAACAAAAGTTCCAACCACATCTTGAAGAACAAATTCTGTAACAGATGTTGTGCCTTGCTGAAAACTAAAAGAGTTTACAACGATTGCAGTTGCACCAGATGTTTGTCCAGTAACAATTTGATTAACAGCTTCAACACCCTCCACACCAATGAATGGTGCAACTCGTATCGTAATTTCTTGACCCCAATTCCCATCTGAGTTTCGCATCATATATTGGTTTGGATAATTTATCTCTGGTGTTTCACCTAGAAATAATCTCATAAAAATTTTATGACCCTCAGAAGTTCCTTTAGCTGCATATAGGTCACGAATATTTTTTATGAGGTTTCTTTTGGATACTCCAGTTGCAAGAGTGTTTGGTATTGAGTTCATAAATGAATTTCTAAGTTGATCTAGAAAATCATAAATGGTGTTATCTGTATTTGCATACTCTAGAAGTTGTTGTATATTTTGAACTGGGTTTGCACGATACTTTGTTATTGTGGCTGTCGCACCAGATGTTGCACCAGTAATTGTTTCACCAGTTTGAAATTTTTGTTGTGAACTTATGAACATATATCCATTACGGATATTTTCTACTAAGACAGTTGCAGTTGCTTTTGTAGTTGACCCTGTGATGGTTTCACCATTTACAAAAATACCTGTAGAACCATCACCAGCTTCTGTGATAACTCTATCACCATCTGTTTCTTCCAGTATGTAAGCAGTAGTTGTAGTTTCTTGTCTTATATAAAAAGACTCTGCATCTATTTCTAATTTACCAGCCTCAAGAAACTGATAGTAATGTTTTAAGAACTCAACAAATATTGGGTGGTCAGCTTGAACAAAGTCTGGGACTTGATTCTCTATGAGAGGAGAAAGTTTTGTAACAAGTTTTGAGTCGTTCTTCGACATTTATTAATACCCAGATGATGTTGGTGTTGATGATGTCGTTACCACAGTAGTAGTTGATGCACCTGTTGAAGTTGTTGTAGTTGTGTAACCTTTACCTGTGGTTGCAGTAGCATCTACTGTGCCTGTAACTGTTGTATTTGTTGTATCTATTTCTAATATCTGGTTTCTCACAGGGACAATATCTGTCGAGTTTGGTATTGCTGTCATACGAAATCTTGTAGATGCAGCTCCATCTACAGATGATACTCCAGTTATTAACACAGAGGTTATTGTAACAACTCCGTTTGCATAATCAACTGTTCCTGCCGTAGCATCTGTATAAGTTCTAACTCCAGCAACAAGATAGTAAATTCTTAAATTACCAGCACCATCATCATCAAAGAAATATTCTACAGTTCCGTTACCATCAAGAAAAAATCCAGTAGATGCAATGATACCACCATTGTCTGCATTATGGCCAGAGTGTGGATTAAAAAGAGCATTACTAAAATTAATAGTGTAACTTGTTGCTTCAGTAGTTGTTGGAGTAATGAACTTAGCTAAAGTAACTGTTGTTATATTACTTAAAATTGCACTATCAGTATTATCAATCAATCCAGTTAATTGAGAATGTCTAAATGGTTTATCAAAAGCTGATAACTCTGTAGAGTTAAAATTAGATATTGTAGTATTGACTAGACTTACTAATTCTGTTACACTATATGTGGTAGCTGTAGAATCATATTGAAAAGTAACACCTAATATTATAGAAGTGGTTTCTGCATCAACTATAACTGGTGTAACAGATGCAACTTTATATGGTGCGAAATCTTTAACGAGTTTAGCCTTTTGTGCAGTTGTTAAATTATTACCTGTATTTGTTTTAATTGATATGTAAACTTTTCCATACTCTGGTGTTGATGTAACTCCTTTTGAGGTATCAAAACTTCCGTCTTCGCCACCCCATACAGAAACAGCTTGTGTGTTTGCAAATAACTTTCTTGCATAAACTTTATAATCTTCCGTAGTTACAGCTCTACCTTGAGATGAAAAATCTAAGGGTGCTTGTAATTTAATTGATTGGATGCTCTCTGGTTCTGCACCACCAAAAGCTTTTGTTATTAGTGTTGTTGAAATATCCGTAACACTATCTATTGTTGTTGGTGATGTAAATTCATTTGCACCATTAGCTGCAGTTTTGTTCGTTACGACATATGATAGTTCTACAATATTTCCATCTGACAAAGCTTTACTTACAACACCATCACCAAAGTAAACCTCATATTTATTACTCTCTACCTCTTGTATGTAGTATACATTACTCAATTCACTCAGTTGTGTTATATCAGTTGCTTTTGTGTAAGTTGTAGTTGTAGTGTCTGTTGATGAATTTTGAACTTTAACTGTAAGTGTTGTTGTATCTGCTCTGGGGTCTGATAATAAAAATCTCTGGTCTACATCAGTACTATCAACAGTATAAGATATTGTTACATAGGTGCCCTCATAGATACTAGTATCTTTGAATATGACAGAATTACCAGAGTTAGAAGCTGTGACATCTGATATGGTTACGAACTGATAACCTACGTCATCAATCGTTGAAGTAAATGTTGTTCCAGCTGGCATTGTTTTTGTAGATGCATTAGTAGTTAATTTAACATCTATAACTGCGACAGGGGCTGTTGCTGATCTTGTTTCATAACCTAAAGTTTTTGCATGAGAAACAACACTTGAACGTAAAGCCGAACTATCTAGAAACATTTCATTTGCCAACATATTTGCATTGAAGCCAAGATAGTGTGTATTATATGCGAGTGTATCTAAAAGAACACTCATACCAGAACCTTCAAAATCATAATCTTTAAATTTATCTTGCGACCTAAGAAAAACTTTTAGGTTTTCTTTTATATTGTCAAAATCAAGTTCTGTTACTTTAAGTCTTTTTGGGTTTGTAGCCATTATCGTAATCTCTCTAATAGTAGTGATAACTCAACGAGTTCAGTAGGAGCATTCACGATAAAAAATTGAATAATAACTTCATAACCATTTCTATCTAAGTCTGGTAAAGAGCGAACAGATATAAGTCTTGCTCTTGGTTCATAATTGTTAATCACATCTTGAATTTTTCTTGCTAATATGTTAGCTGTGATTGGTGTCATATTTTCAAATAACATATCCCTAACACCAGATGCAATCTCTGGGTGAAAAGGTTTTTCATAATGGTTCAATAAAACAAGATTACGAATAGATCGTTTCACAGATTGAATGTCGGTAATTGTATTAATATCTCTATCAGAATTTTTCTTACCAAAAAATAAATCTAAATCAACATATTGTTTTACATTACGATCACTATCATTATTTAACTGTGCATCATATCCTGCTGACATTTTTATAGACTCCTAGTTTCTATTATTTATAACAAATTATCCAGCAAATACAGTAGAAGCACCAGAAGTTAAGGCACCAGCATCAGCTGCATCTCCAACTCTTGCGATAGGAGAACCCTCTACTAAAACTGAAGATAATCCACCACCTATTGTTGCAACATGAGGAACACAAGCTGGTGATGGTGGAAATGCGTGTGCAATAGTTGAGTCACCTTGTCTTGCCACAGCCTTTCCCTCTGCAATAACAGATGATTGGCCTGGTGAGGCTAGTGTGGTTGCAGTTGCACATATATGTCCTGTATTTAACGCATCTCCTTGTCTTGATACTGCTGGCATTTTTTCTCTCCTTAGTTTAGTGTGATACTTGTTGCGTTCAAGTCCATAGTTCCTGTAACAGTTGTTGTTTGTCCAGCACTAAATGTTTCAGAAACTGCACCTGTAACTGCTTGTGTCATTGTACTTGAAAGTGTTTCTGAAACTGCACCTGTAATTGTAGTTGTTAGTGTTGATTTAAAATCATTTGTTATAGCACCAAAAACTGTATCACTAAATGTAGACGTTGTGTTAGTTGTGTCTCCGATAGTTGTTGAGAAGTTACCATGAACTGTTTCTGTAAAAGTTGATGGATTACTTACATCACCAATAGTTATCGCAGAGTTACCAAAAATATTTTGTGTCTTGGTAGCTGTGTTAGTTGTTGTTCCAATGATCTCTGTAACATTTCCAAAAATGGTTTCAGATTTTGTGGATAAGAATACACTATCTAAACCAACAATCTCAGTTACATTTCCAAATGTTGTTTCTGTTTTTGTTGAGTTATTATTCTGGTCACCAATCGTTAAAACATAATCACCAAAAGTTATTTCAGTTTTAGTTGAGGGATTTTCTGTGTCTCCGATTACCTCTGTAACATTACCAAATATTATTTCATCTTTTGATGATATGTTATCAGCATCACCAATTTGTTCTATAACATTTCCTGTGACTTTTCTTGTATATGTTCCTTTGATAATTTCATTTACGTTTCCGTCAATCTGTATATCGTGGTCACCCTTGATATAAGTTTTACAATTTGAGTCGATAGTAAGATTCACATCTCCTTTAATATTAACAAATTCTGTACCAGCAACAATCTCATATTTACTTCCAACTATTCTTGTAACTTTATTTCCATCTGCATCTATCTCATAAAAAGTTCCAGCCTTATGATATTCGTGTATTCTTTCTGCACCTACTGTATCATCATATTCTTTTATATGTCCACTCTCTGATTCAAAGACATGGTTCTTTGGATAAGTTGCACTATATCTTGTTTCACCAGATGAAGTTTTATCTGTGGTCTTTGGTTCATTCCAAGTTATACTTCCTGGCGAACTGGTGACAGTTTGTCCTTGACCTTCACTTAAACTTGTGTCATCTTGAGATGCACCATATGTCGGATTGATTGTATCAGCTGTTCGTGATGCATCAACTGTCGCAGCTCTTTTCGTTTCATCTTCCGACTCTACACCATTCCACCATTTAGTTTCAACTTTATCTTTTACTGAACTTGTTGAAACAACATAGTCTGGTGACTCTGGTATTAAAGATTCTTGTATGTCCTCATATGGATACTCACCTTTTTGTATTTCAAGTTCCGTACTACCGATAATATTTTTTTCATTTGCAACTGGAACAGAAACAGTTACACCATCTGGAGCTGCACCCTCTGAGGTTGTTACAGTTTGACCTTGACCTTCACTTAAACTTGTGTCATCTTGTCTAAATTCTCCATCATACTCTGTGTCTTTCCTTGTAATAACATGATGGATATAATCTGCACTATTTCTTGCGAGACGATTTACATCACTTTCATTTGTTGTATGTCTACTTGGAGTGTGAGATGTATTTGGATAAGTACCAGTTGGGTCATTGAAACCAATCGTTGTATCTGGAGTCGATTGAGGTATGCCAGGCAGAGAGCCCATAATAATAGGTTGTTGTTTTTCTTTTGCATCTGTAAAAAAACCTACAACCCAAGTTCCCTCAACTAGAAAAGAGGGTGTCGTTCCCATACCTTGCATAGATGGGTCTGTTACAGGATGCATAACATGAGCCCAAGGCAAACTGTCTGTAGGAATTTTATTTTTATCTTCAGTATGAAATCCTAAACAACGAACTTTCACTCTTCCTAATTGTGAAGGGTCATTGCGATCTTCAACAACACCAGTAAACCAGATGAAACCATCTAGCCCCATAAAATAATTATCTGACATAAAGTGACTCCTTATAATAAATTATTTATAAGGGTTAGTCGTATAAGTCTGGGTCACGACCTAAACCTTTGACTTGTCGGTTCATGTCATCTCTCGTGACTTTGTATTCTTCTAC